CAACTGATTGGATGGTTATACGCAAAGCAGAGGCGGGAAAGGCGATACCAGATTCCGTTGGAAATTACAGAACGGCTGTCCGCACTGCGTCTGGCACTATTGAAACTGCAATAACTAATGCGGCTGACCATGCGGCGTTTATGGCTTTGTATGACACTCCGGTTGACTCAGACGGTAATTCGACCGGTAACGCTCCCATAAACGATTGGCCGGATGAGATCTAACTCATGCCCCTTACCAAGCTTCAATTCAAACCCGGAGTAAATCGGGAACAAACGTCTTACACGAATGAAGGCGGGTGGTTTGACGGCGACAAAATTCGCTTTAGAGCCGGGTTTCCAGAGAAAATTGGAGGTTGGGAGAAGAAAACAGACGCTCAGTTCTTAGGGACTTCACGCGCACTTCATCCGTGGGTGGCTTTAGACCAGTCTAAATACATGGCCGTCGGAACAAATATTAAATATTACATCGAAGAAGGTGGAGTTTATTCTGATATAACTCCTATTCGAGCAAGCTTTATTACGATTGCAGTGTCCCCAAGTGTTCCTGAAGCAACAGGTGCAGTGGGTCAGGTAAGAGTCGAGTTTGGAAGTGCGACGGTAGATATTGAAGCCGCCGGTGCAGTGGGTGCAGTGGGTGTTCCTGAGATTGTTACAGACAGCTTAATTGTAGAGAGTTTGGCCGCAACGGGTGTTGTTGGAAGCGTAGATATCAGGTTTGACCAAACAGATATTGTAGGTAAGGTTGGTGAAGTTACCGTTGAAACGGTTAACGGCGGAAATGCTAGCGTTCCTGTCTAGGAGAGAAATGAATGCCATTAAATTGTTTTTCGACAACTAGCGGGTCTAATGAGGTTACTGTAACTATTACAGAGCATGGAGCAGTAGACGGGGCTTACGTCACGTTTGCCGGATCTACCGCAGTAGGCGGCATTCCTGCTGGCGAAATAAATATTGAGCATGTAATTTCTTCCGCAACCGGGGATGAGTTTAAGATAACCACCGCTTCTAACGCTAGCTCTACTGTTTCTAACGCTGGCGGAACAGACATAGATGCCTTTTTTCAAATAAATCCGGGGCTAGATACCGTTGTCCCCGGAAATGGTTGGGGAGCAGGAACCTGGAGCCGCGGAACTTGGGGCTCATCTTCAACAGTTTTGGCGACTACGGATGTATTAAGACTTTGGTCTCACGATAATTTTGGAGAGGACTTAATATTAAACTCAAGAGACAGTGATATTTATTATTGGGACAAAACAAATGGTCTAGAAACTAGGGCTGTTTCTCTTTCAACCTTGTCTACTGATGTTAATGTTCCGACTGTTGCAAAGAAAATTCTTGTTTCAGATCGAGATCGACATGTTATTGCTTTTGGTGCGGACCCTGTTGGTAATAAAGGTGTTCAAGACCCACTATTAATACGTTTCTCTAATCAAGAAGATCCCCTGACTTGGACACCCACGGCCACAAATACTGCCGGTGACTTACAGCTATCCTCTGGTTCGTCCATTATCAGTGCCGTAGAAACAAGACAGCAGATCCTTGTGTTTACGGACGTGTCTTTACATGCGATGCAGTTCCTTGGCCCTCCCTTTACTTTTGGCATCGGCTTGATATCGGAAAATATTACTATTATGAGTCCAAACGTAGTAAAGGCGGTGGATGATATTGTTTTATGGATGGGGCAAGAAGAGTTTTACATCTACGCGGGTGGCGTTCAAAAGCTACCTTGCACTGTAAGAGATTTTGTTTTCACCGACTTTAATTTGGCTCAAAAAGAAAAAGCTTTTGCTGGGTTAAATTCTGCTTATGGGGAAGTTTGGTGGTTCTACCCTTCCGCTGATTCAACCGAGATAGACCGTTATGTGGTTTACAACTATGAACAAAAGATCTGGTATGTAGGAACGTTAGAAAGAACTGCGTGGGTGGATCGCGGAATAAATGACAACCCCATAGCGGCTTCGTCAACTAACTTCTTGTACATACAGGAACAAGGGTTTGACGACGGCTCAACGACTCCCGCGTCTCCAATCACAGCCTTCATCGAGTCTAGTCAGATCGATATACAGGACGGGGATGACTTTGTGTTTTTACGCAGAGTCATCCCGGACATCACCTTTAGGAACTCCTCCTCTGATTCTCCTTCAGCAGTGCTAACATTTAAAGCTCGCAACTTCCCTGGGGGCAATTATTTGCAGTCAGATGCTTCTACGGTCACTAAAACCGCGACCGTTCCTGTTGAGCAATTTACAGATCAAGCGCACATACGATTGAGGGGAAGATCCTTTGCATTAAGAGTTGAGTCTACCGAAGCAGAAACAGCTTGGAGATTAGGGTCACCACGCGTGGAAGTTAGAACGGACGGCAAGCGATGAGTAGGAATCTTGTACGCCCGTTTTTCCCGAACGCTCCAACAGAGTATAATCAGCAGTATCAAGAAGAAATAGTTAGGGCGTTTTCTGTTTTATTAGCACAAATACAAAACCCTGGGGACGCGCAACATACAAATTTGACGCTAACTACATTACAATCGGACAATGACTCTGGGCTTGCAACCGGTGCTTTATTTGAAGTAGACGGTTTTTTGAAAGTAAGTTCCTTAAATAGACCGCACGTTGTGGGTGTTGAAACATCTACCGCTGTCGGCATAGCAGAGGTGCAAATATTATGACTGAATGGACTCCTTCAACTTCTACGGACATCGTACACTGCGCTTCTTGTACCAACGAAGTGGATACTCCGGAAGAGGTGGCAAGCTATCCAAACGGGAATTGCCCAGATTGCGGTAACCCTTGGACGGGAGCCGAGGCTCGCAGTACAACGATCCAGGTCACAGTTCCATCAGCAAGCGGTGGCACTCAGTGATGAACGAACAAGGAATCGCTAGTATTTATCCTTTTATGCAGTATCTACAGGAGATGCAGGCAAAGGGTTACGCCGTTGGGGGCTTGATCCAAGGACCTGGGACCGGTACTAGCGACGATATTCCTGCGGTTATTATGCAAAATGGTGTTCCCGTCGAAAACGCTTTATTATCTAACAATGAGTTTGTGTTCACCGAAAAAGCAGTGAACGGCGCAGGGGGCCCAGCAGCGATGTATGAAATGATGAAGAAATTTGAGGAGCTGGGTTAATGGCCGTTAAAACAACGGGGATAAGCCTCCCCGGCTATCAAGAAGATTATTTAAAAGATTTGTTAGCAACCTCTCGGAGTCTCGGTGAGACCCCAGTAAATATTCCAGCAACTCAAGTGGCGGGTCTTACTCCCGCGCAACAAGAAGCGATTAGGTTAGGTTTTTCTGGTGTCGGCTCTTACGCCCCCATGATGCAGGCTGGTGAAGCTAGTCTCGGTTCAGGTGCAGGTGCCATCGCACAAGGTATTGGAACCGCGTTATCTGGAGCCCCTTTACTGGCTCAAACAACTGGGGCATATGACCCTCGGTCCTATCAACAGTTTATGGATCCGTATTTAGACGAGGTTGTCTCTCAGTCGATGGCGGATATTCAACGTCAAGGTGATATTGCTCAACAAGGTGTTGGGGCTCGAGCGGTGCAAGGTGGAGCCTTTGGTGGCTCTCGTCAAGCGGTGGCAGAACAAGAACTGAACCGCAACGTGATGGATCAGATGGCACGAACTGGAGCACAGCTTCGTTCTCAAGGGTTTGGTCAAGCACAACAAATGGCACAGAACGCGTTCCAGAACCAGATGGCTCGTGGTCAATCTGCCGCGCAGTTGTTTGGAGCTTTAGGCCAAGGAATTGGTAACTTGGGTGGTCAGCTAGCTAAAACGGGGCTGTCTCAAGCCGCATTGGGTGAGTCAGCGCAGGCGGCACAACAACGAGACATTAACGCATTGATGTCGTTAGGCGGTCTTGAGCAAGCACAAGCGCAGGCCGAGCTAGATGCTGGTCGGGCCTCGGCCCTTGAACAACAGTATGAGCCGTTCCAACGAGCAGGGTTTATGTCAGACATTTTCCGTGGAGTTCCTACCGCACAGCAGGTGACTCAAACGTCTAGGACACAGGACCCAAGCATGATTCAACAGGCTCTTGGCTTCGGCACAGGTATCGCCGGTCTTAGTCAGGCAGGACTGTTTGGGCAAGGCGGAATTAGCGGATTACTTGGCTTTAGGTCCGGGGGTCTAGTGTAATGAACAATGTCATGAACCGGAAGATGTTTCGCCCTCGCAATGCGCGGAACAAACTGAACGCGATGGGGGGCATTATGGCCTCTAGTGCTCCGTTGATGCAGACAGTGCAGAAATTTGCTAACGGTTCTACACCACAAGGCGTCCGTCCGGGACCAAGCACAATCTCTAAGTTCGGTCAGGTTATGACACCAACTGGTTATGGTGTGTCTTCAAGTTTTCCATACAACAGGACTACTGCTCCACAAACCAACCCAGCCGTTCAAAACGTTATTGCAAACAACTTGGCTGCTCAACGCGCACTTAACGCAGGAATAGCTGATATGCCTGCGACAGGGTTAATGTCTCCTGCTATGGCTCGTCTCCGAGCAGCAGAAGCACGAGGGCCAGGATTTATGGATTTTTTAAATAGAGTCGGCGAAGATGCTAAAATACTTTTTGGGGGGACTAACCAAGAAATCGTAGACGCTACCCGCAGGAAACTTGGCATTGAATCCGTCGTCGTTCCTAAAACCCGCGAAGGAGCTGAACTAGACGAATTAACGCCTCTTACTGCTGACATGCCGTCTATCTACGGGAACAAACAAGCAATGTCCGCAATTGCAGGTGATGAGGTTGCGACGCAAAGTATTGCGGCTCAAGGGTCTGATCAACTTGCTCCGACACAGCAACCTTTGAGTCGAATGGGTGCAGAAGACGAAGACGTTTTCACACAAGATGTCGGCAGCCTGTCGATTCTTGGCGACAGGGATTTAGCGCAAGCGGGTGCAGAAGACGATGACGCGTTTACGGAAGAGGGCGAAGTTTCTCAGGGTAAATCTGACCCTGTATTTACAGATGACGAGGATCCATATGCTGATCAGCCTTCACCGTCAGGAAAAACTACCCCTAGTATTACTGAGCAGGTCAACCCTTCAGCGACAGCCGCAGCAATCGCTGTTGAAAAAGTCCAGCCGACTAACAAAGCGTCGGTTAAGAAAGTTTCAACGGACATTGGTGCTCGGATCATGGAGTTTGTTCAAAATAACGACGTTGATGGTGCCGAAGAAGTTGCGGCCAGCGCATTTGGTGCTGACGAAGCTGCCGAGTCTGGAGCACAAAGCACAGAGGACCGTATTAATCGTCAGAGGGATATCATTGCTAAGGTAATGGGAGTAGACCCAGAACAGTATAAACAGAACAGGGGTATGGCTATTGCCAACTTTGGTTTTGCTTTGATGAACAAAGGCATTGGAGAAGCTGGTCAACAGTTAGTCGCTGATTTGAAAGCAAACAATGCTGCTCAACGTGCTCGTGAAGATAAGATTAGTTCTGCGGCAATTAGTACGGTACTTGGTCGAGAAGAAAAAGAATCTGATCGGCAGTTTACTCGTGAGATGAAAAAGATCGATTACGCACATGATTGGCGGAAACTAGGAAAAGTTGAGTCAGGTAAGCAAAGTCGATTGATCGCTGACATGAACTTCCGTGGATATATCAATGACGTTAATAATGCTCTAAAGCTTGATCTAAAAGACAAAGACATAGAAGAATTTAACACTCGCCTGAAGGCCGACTCACAAATGCTTTCTGAGCGCATTGCGTCAGCAGAGAAAATAGCTTCAGCCAATAACGTGTCTCAGGATGCTAGAAATCAGGCAACAATTGAAGCGAACAATGCTCGAGCGGTGTTGTCCGGTTTGGGTGATGGAACTAAGTTAGCCTTAATTGAAGGTCAGCAAAACGGGTTAAGCGGGACCGAACTAAATAATTTTGTTTCAACACGAGCTAAAGAGCTTGCCACCACAGATACTTTGACTGGGCCGGATAGTTTACGGAGACTAATTACAACCATCGTTCCTACGATTATGAAAGAAGAAGGCGTAGGATACGACGAAGCTGTTGGGCTTGTTCTTTACTCTGAGAATACAGAGCAATTCTTTGCAAAGGACTTAGCAGCCCTGGGCATTACTCCAAACCAAGACTCATCAACTGTTGGAGTCACTAAAGACCCTAATACGTTATCCGGAGCAGAGCTTAAAAACTTATGGGATTCGGGCGCAAGGATAATTACGTTTGACGGCGTTAACTATCCATTAGAAAATCCTGACGGATAACTGAGGGTCAAATGGCTGTTAAGTTAGGTGCTCCAGTTCAAACTACGGGGATTCGAGTAGGAAGCCCTGTTAAAGCTACAGAGGCTCCAGAAGAAGAAGGTGTTCTTCAAGAGATTGGAGAAGGCATTGCATCAGGTGCTATTGCTATCCCCCAGGGCATCGCTGAACTAGTTGGATCAGGTATTGACCTGATGTTTGACACCAACTACGGGTCAAATCCCAAAAGAAAAGCAGACGAACTTCGCGAGTTTTTAGGGTTAGACCCTGAAGGCTTTGCCGGTAAAGGCGCGGAGATTGTTACACAGTTCGTGGTCCCAGGTCTTGGTGCCGCGAGCGCAGTATCTAAAGGCTCGAAACTCGGTAAACTGCAACGCTCTGGCGCAGAACTAACCAAGCAACAAAAGTTTGCCCTTGGCGCAGAACAGGTGGCCGCAGCAGCGGGTGCCGACATGATGGTTTCCACGGACGGTGTTACTACAATTGGTGACTTCTTCGAGGGCGGACCCACTGAAACAACAAAAGACACCGGGCTTCAGGGAAGAGAAGAAGCTTTTCGTAAGCTCACCAACAAGCTAAAGATTGGGGTAGAAACCGGGGCGATTGTAACAGCCGCTCCACCTGTATTAGGTGCCGCTGGTGCCGCGTTGATGAAAACAGCCGATGTTGTTGGCGACGTAACAGCTCCAGTCTTGTCACCTATTGCACGAGGTATCAAAGAGTCTAGAGCCGTCACGGCTACCAAAGATTATTTGGACACTATCGAAGCAACGCGCATTTTCGCCCCTGAACAACAAGGCGCCTTTAAAAATACACTGGCCGATACACTAGGTGTTCTTCGATACAGAGGTCTTCTACCGGCAGAAGTTGCTGCACCTAAGTCATTGATTGCTAATATCGGTGATGCTGAAATTAAACAAGCACAAAATACCCTTAATCAGCTAGACACAGTAATCGAGGACATTGTTAAGAATAACTCTGAATTTACTCGAAAGCAGATACTGGATAATGTCGAAGCCTACCTCGACCCTTCGACGTTCACAAAGGGTAAGACCAAAGACTTGGCAAAAGCGCAGAAAGAAATTCTGGACAACTTGCCAACAGAGGTGCAAGGCATTGTCAAAGAAATGCGAAGTCACATTGACGACATGTCAAAAAAGATCTTAGATAGCGACCTGATTAAAAGGCTTAAAGAATCTGAGGCCATCAACAACAAAGGTGTCAATATTGGCGATGAACTTTCTACCACTATTGAGCACAATTTAAACACCTATTTAAGAAGAAAGTACCTTGCTCAATCTGATGAAGCGTACACACCCACCGACGAAGCAATGGAAGAAGCTATTCAAGGCTTCATGAAGAAAGAAAACGAAGAGACTACGCTTGAGATATTGCAAAGGCTTTACAAGCTAAACCCAAACGATTTTGCAAAGCTAGGATTATCTGAAGACGGAACCAGATTAGTTAACAATCAGATAAAACGTTCACAAGCAGAAATGGCTGCGAGAAAGTTTTTGGAAGACAAAAAAGCGGATTTTTCTTATAACACGACAGACGCCGCTGGACGGATTCCTTTAGACAAAATTAGGGCCGGTATGTTTACTAACCGGGAAAGAATGCCAAGCTATCAAAGAGCTTTGCTGGGCGAGGTCAGAAGTCCAGAAGAGGCTTATCTTAATACCATCGCAGACCTTGCCGAGTTTAAAGCTGTTGACGATTACTTCGGGAACATCCGACGACTTGCTGAAACTAGTGAATCAATTGGCCGCATGTTCATTGCTCCTGGGACTCGAGACGAAATTCCTTCTGGATATAGGGTTCTGGGTGAGGAAGGAAATTTAGCGAAAATAGATAACATTAAAAGTGCTAAATACGGGTCGTTGGAGGGGTATGCGGTTCCCGAGGCTATTTATAATCAATTAACTCGGGCGGCGAAACAAGATAACGGCGCATTCCAGAACGCATTAATGGCGACGTACTCAGGGTTTTTAAGAGCTAAAGGTTTTACTCAGTATGGTAAGACCGTATTGTCCCCTATCACACAGATACGAAACGTAACCTCTGCGGCGTTGTTCGCTACCGCGCAAGGTAACGTGGGCAAAGGAGCCAACCTCTGGGAGTCTGTTCGTCTGGTGCTTGACGACATTAAAAAACTAACACCTGAAGCGCAGCTTACGGAACTGCAAGACTTACAAAGAATCGGAGTGATTGGTTCTCAGGCCGAGCTTCAAGAAATACGACGTTTGATTAATGAAGGCGCGGGCACCGGTGCTCGGACCATAGAAAATGGTCGAGGAGTAGGTAGAGTTTTTGGGGAAAAGATAGCCCAGTCTCGTGGCGGTGAGTTTTTACATAGCGCGGGCAAGAAGATAGCGGGTGTTGGACAACGGGCCGAGGACCTTTATCAAGGCGGCGACAACATCTGGAAGATCTACAACTTTAAGTTTGAGCAGTCAAAACTGCGTAATGCTTTAAGTAAAATGGATGAAGCTTCTCGACTTCAATACGCACAGTCAAAGGGTTTTTCTAATGTGGACGACTTCATTAAGAGTGAGGCTGCTGAGATTGTTCGCAACACTGTACCGAACTACAACTTAGCCCCAGAGGCGATTAAAGGTTTGCGTAAGTTGCCTGTGGGTAACTTCATTGCATTCCCGTATGAAATTCTACGGACGAGTGCGAATACCATTGCTAGAGGGATTGATGAGTTAGCGTCAGAAGTTCCAGAGATTCAAAAGATTGGTATGCGCCGGTTAACAGGAGCTGCGACTACTTTTGCAGTGTTCCCTGCCGCACTGTCTGAGTTTGCATATCAAGTTAGTGGCGTGACCGAAGAAGAGATGGAAGCATTTAAACGGTCTCTTGCCGCTCCTTGGGAAAGAAACGCTCGCCTGATTCCAACGGGCCGTGACAAAGATGGGCTGCCCACATACATCAACTACAGTTATACCAACCCGTATGACATGTTAGAAAAGATTACTAACGGTGCCATCAACAAGTTTGAAGAAGGGCGCATGTTAGGTAAGTCTGGGGCACAGGCCACTGTCGAAGCATCCTTTGAAGGGCTGTCTGAGTTGTTCAGTCCGTTCCTTGAAGAGTCGATTATCACAGGTAAACTTCGGGACGTATTGCCGGTTGTTGCCGCAGGGCGTGGCGGACAGACAGTCACAGGTGCTCGAGTCTACAATCCAAATGAAGCTATTGGGGATCAACTGGCTAAATCCTTTGTGCATATAGCAGATGCTCTTATACCAAGTGCGGTTCCTGTCAATGTGTCAGGCGGAGAGTTTGAAGCAGGCCGGTTTGGGCGAGCATTTTTAGACGCTACAGGGCTAAACGAGTTGGTTGGAGTGTCTCCAAAAGACCGTCAGGATCGAGAACGGCAACTGTCAGGTGAGGTTGTGCGAGCTTTGACAGGGATTACTGAGAACGAAATCAATCCAAAACTTTCTCTGAAGTTTAAGGGTTATGAGTTTAGTGAAGCTAGAAAAAACAGCTCCAACATTTTTAACAGAATTGCTCGACGGCCAAATCTAACAAACTCTGGTGAGCTGCTCGACGCGTATCAAAGAGCCAACGAAGCTCGGTTCCAGTCGTTTAACAAGTTCAATCAGATTATTAAAGATCTACGGACTATTGGTATGGACGAACGGGATATTCGTAAAACTTTGCGTCAAGCTGGAGTTTCAGGGGTTAGTAAACTTCTTCGGGGCAAATATGAGCCGTTAAAGATTTCTAGCACTGTTCGAGGCGAGATGCGCCGTAACGGAACCTTGGATCTTTTGCCTAGAGACGAAATCAGAATGATCATTCGTGAGCAAAAGCAACGCGAGTTTGGACGACAAGAAGCACCGGCTGAACCGACCACCTCAACTATACGGTTAGGGGCTCCTATAGGCCAAACAACAGCTCCCGCTCCCACAGCTCCAACAACAGCTCCCGCTTCCGGGATAAGATTAGGAGCCCCCTTGTCACAAACAAGTAACTCAACGTCAGCTATTCTTAACCCCGACCCAACAACTCGCGCTTTAGCGGAAGAACTGGAGAGACGAAATGGACAGACAACGGCTAGCCGCACAGCTTAGGCTGCACGAAGGCGTAGAAAAGCTCCCCTATAAGTGTACCGCGGGATACTTAACCATCGGCGTGGGCCGCAACATCGAGGAACGCGGACTGTCAGACGATGAGATTGACTACATCCTTAACAATGATGTGGACATTGCCACTAGTGAGCTTGCTAGTTCATTTGATTGGTTTGCTGGTCTTGATGATGTTCGCATGCGCGTTGTGGTTGATATGGTGTTTAACCTCGGCATGCCGCGCTTTAAACAATTTCAGAATATGATCTCTGCCATAGAGGCAGAGGACTGGCCGGAGGCCGCCGCTCAAATGATGGACTCGCGTTGGGCTAAACAGGTAGGGGCTCGCGCCGAGCGCCTTCGTGACATGATGGAGACGGGTGGAGATTCATCTGACTTTTAAAAATGAAAGAGGTAGAAAAGGGGCGAGTAGGTGAGGTCATCTGCCTGCTCCGTCTTGCAAAGATGGGCATCGAATCGGAGATCGTGAACCTCGGAACTTCAGACATCATTTCATTTGCTTACGACTACACTTGGCGGATACAGGTCAAGTCGAGTCATATCAAGGGTAACAAAGGAGCTAAAGACTCTCGCAGTCCAGGTTATCAATTCTGTATTTCTAAAGGACTCAAGCCAAAGATGTCCCTTACTGAAGAAGATTGCGATATCGTTGCCTTAGTCGCAATACCACAAGAACGAGTGCTCTTTGCACCTGTTTCTACATTCAAAAACATTAAAACTAAAAGACTAAAGCCTGTAGACTACCTTGAGCCTGATATGGAATGGTCCTCTTGGGTAACCTGTATGTTATATTATGGAATCAACCCACCTCGCCCCAGTTGTCTCCCAATTCCTGATCCACTTTGCTCGGCACCCGAAGATCAACACAAGTCTCCATAATCTCCTTGATCCGGGCCGCTTGCTCCTCGGAACTGATAGAAAAACATAGCTCATCGTGCACTGTTAATAGAGGGATCAATCCCTCTTTAAAACAATCTGCCATTGCCTTCTTCGTTTGATCCGCGGCAGAACCCTGAATCAACTTGTTTAAGGCTTTGTAGGTAAACGCTCGACGTAGAATTCCTCCGTACACTTTTTGCGCTTCGTCATAAGGAAGAGGTTTTTTATAACCAAAACTGTTGGGCTCCCATAGATCAAACCGACAGCTCCGTCCAAGCAGTGTTCTTACCTGCCCCATTTGAGCGGCTCTAGTTGACACCCTGTCCGCTAAATCTTTAACGAACGGGACTTTGTCGTGGTACGTCTCAAGTAAACCCTTTGCCTCGTCCTGCGTAATGTCTAACGTCGCCGCCAGCTTACCCCGGCCCATGCCGTACATAATCCCAAGGTTCACGGTCTTTGCTTCTTTACGACCAATTCCTGCCATGTCTGCAACTAGCTGGTGAAAATCAACATCACCTTCTTGGTACGCATCAACAATTTTATCCACAGACGGGCTTGGTCGGCTGTCTGAAAGGATCGAACAGTAGTGGACTAAGAGCCTCGGTTCTTGAGACGAGTAGTCAAACGAGCCCCACTTCTCCCCCTCTTCCGGGACGAAGAGTCCGCGAATCATCTTCTTAATCTCAGGGTCTCTGGCAGGAATTTGCTGAAGGTTTGGGTTGCTC